AAGCAGATTAACCCTATATTTATAAACATATATGAAAACCGAAGTACTTAAAAAATTAATTAAAGAAGCAGTAAAAGAAGCAATTCAAGATGAATTGAAAGATATTTTATTAGAAGCTGTAAAAGCTCCTAAAACACAAGTTGTAAGAGAATCTATACAACCTAATATAACACCCCCACTATCCCCAAAACCAACCTATACAGAACCTACTATGGGTATTAAACAAAAATATACTGATATAATGGGTGAAACTGCTATAAGTATGACTAGTAAAGATGTTTCTTCTTTTAACCCACGAGGAGTAGATCCTGTAAATGGAAATTTAGGTAATGGAGAAGTTGGAATGGATACAATAATGGGACTTTTAAATACTAAATAATGGCATTTGGAGAACAGCAAATATTTCCTAGTGACTTAGATGTAAGTCAAGCTATTGGAATTAATCTTCCTTTAAATGGGCCTGCTGTATTTAAATCTAATTATCAAACTAAAGATGCTATAAAAAATAATCTAATTAACTTTTTTTTAACTAATCCTGGAGAAAGATATTTAAATCCTGAATTTGGTGGAGGGTTAAGACAATTTATTTTTGAACAAATGTCTAATAATACTATCCAAACTTTAAATGAAGATGTAAGTGAAAAACTTAGTGAGTCTTTTCCTAATGTAAATGTTGAAAAATTAGATATTTTAAGAGAAGATGATAATAATACTATAATTGTTTCATTAACATATTCTATAATTAATACAAATATAGAAGATAACATTTCAATACAATTTTAAATAATGTCTGACACAAATAGAAATATAAATTATATAAACCGAGATTTTAATGAGTTTAGGGGTAATCTAATAAACTTTACACAAACTTATTTCCCCCAAACATATAGTGATTTTTCCCCTACATCTCCTGGAATGTTGTTTATAGAACAAGCATCATATGTAGGTGATGTTTTAAGTTTTTATTTAGATAACCAACTTCAAGAAGGTTTTATACAATATGCTAGACAAACTAATAATGTATTTGAGTTAGCATATATGTTTGGTTATAAACCAAAAACAACAAGTGCTTCTCAAGTAGATATTGAAATTTTTCAACAACTCCCCGCTAAAAATGTTGGAGGGAATATGGTTCCTGACTATGATTATGCTTTATATATTACCCCTAATTCTACTATTAATAATAGTGCCCAATCTTTTTTAATTCAAGACTCAATAGATTTTTCAAGATCTAGTTCCCAAGACCCAACAGAAGTTACAGTATATCAAACTGTAGGAGATCAACCCCAATATTTTTTATTAAAGAAAACACGAAAAGCTATATCTGCTACTGTTAATACTCAAAAGATATCTATAACATCTCCTACTCCTTTCCAAACTTACAATATAAATAACAGTAATATTATAAAAATATTAGATATAAAAGATACAGAAGGCAATACATGGTCTGAAGTAGATCATTTAGGTCAAGAAATGGTATTTAATTCTGTAAAAAATACTAATATAAATGATCCTAATAGTGGAACAGATGCCCCTTACTTATTAAAAATTAAAAAAACACAATTAAGATTTGCTACAAGATTTATTTCTTTAGGTACTCTTCAAATCCAATTTGGAGCAGGTTCTCCAAATGATACAACTGAAGAAATTATCCCAAATCCAAATAATGTAGGGTTAGGTTTACCTTTTAAACAAGATAAACTGACAGCTGCTTATTCACCTACTAACTTTTTATACACAGGTACTTATGGTATAGCACCTTCTAATACAACTTTAACAGTAAGATATTTAAGTGGAGGTGGAATAGAATCAAATGTTGAAGCTAATACACTTAATAATTCAACAGGTTTATCTCCTAAATTTAATAATAGTAACCTCCCTACTACTACAGCAAACTATATATTTTCTTCTTTAACTACTAATAACCCACTCCCATCTACTGGTGGAAAAGGTGGAGATACAATAGAAGAAATTAGACAAAATACTTTATCTTTAGTTGCTTCTCAAAAACGCTCCGTTACCCCAAATGATTATTTAATAAGAGCTTTAAGTATGCCTTCTGATTATGGTTCAATATCTAAAGCATATATTGAAAAACCTAAATTAACTGATGAACAGATTTCAACAGTTGAAACTCTTTGTTTATATGTTTTATCTTTAAATTCAAATGGACAACTAGAATATGCTGGAAGAACCTTAAAAAATAATCTAAAAACTTACCTATCCCAGTATAGAATGATAGGAGATAGTGTTGAAATTAAAGATGCTTATATTATTAATATAGGTATTGAATTTGAAATTATAGTATTACCTAATTTTAATAATAATAGAGTTTTATCAACTTGTATTACTTCCTTGAAAGACCATTTTAATACAGATATTTGGCAATTAAATCAACCCATATTTTTAAGAGATTTATATGTTCGATTAGATAGAATAGAAGGGGTACAAACTGTTAAAAATATTAAAATAAATAATAAAGCAGGAATATCTTCTGGGTATTCTCAATATGCTTATGATATAGATGGAGCTACCCAAAATCAAGTAATTTACCCTTCTTTAGATCCTAGTATATTTGAAATAAGATACCCTAATCAAGATATTAAAGGTAGAGTAGTTCCTTTATAATTGCATATTTATAATAAAATATTATAAATGGCCGTTTATAAAATCTTTCCTACTAAAGATGCTACTCTTTATTCTTTATACCCTTCCATGAACACAGGGTTAGATGCTATACTTGAAGTTTCTAATACTAGAAATATAGATCTTAAACCTGATGTTGCAAGATACCTAATTGAATTTGATACAGATGAAATCAAAGATATTATAGATAATAAAATATTAGGAAAGGAATTTAATGTATTTTTAAAAAATTATATAGCAACATCCCAAGGAATAAACACAGATGTTGAACTAGAAATATTTGCTACAGCTCAATCTTGGAATAATGGTACAGGGCATTATTTAGATATACCTGAAGTTAATGATGGTGTTTCTTGGGAATTTAGAGATTTTCTTTCTGGATCAAGTTGGGATATGAGTGGAAATGTAAGTGGATATGGATTTACAGGATCTTTTGATCCATTAAATTCATCATTAGGGGGTGGTAGTTTTTTTACTTCTTCAAATTTAATTCCACAAGTAACTGAATCATTTGGTTTAAGATCTAATAAAGATTTAGAACTAAATGTTAAAGAATTTACAAAATTATGGTATAGTGGTTCAATTCCAAATTATGGGTTTTTAACAAAATTAAGTTCTAGTGCTGAATTCCATCCTAGTAGTAGTATGCAGCCTATTCTTAAATATTATAGTGTAGATACAAATACTATTTACCCACCTCAACTTGAATTTAGATGGAGAGATTATAGTTCTGTTATTACTGATTCTCTTTCTGGAAGTATAGTATCTACTAAACAAATTAAACTATCATTAGATGATAACCAAGGTGAATTCCAACCTAGTAGTATAAATAGATTTCATATAAATGTAAGTCCATTATACCCAAATAGAAGTTATTCAATTACTAGTTCATTATTCATTAATACAAATTATTTGCCAACTTCTTCATATTATGCAATAAAAGACTTGGCTACTAATGAATTTGTTATTAATTTCGATACTCAATATACTCAAATTAGTTCTGATACTAGAGGAAATTACTTTGATGTTTATATGAGTGGTTTAGAACCTGAAAGATATTATAAGATTTTAATTAAAACTGAAATAGATGGTTCTACTTTAATACTTGATGATGATTATTATTTTAAAGTTATTAATGGATGAGTGAAAATATAGAATTTAGTAAACAAGTATTCAATAAAAGACAGTATAAAAAAATTATAGATACATCTTTTAAACAATTAGGAGTTAAAACACCTCAAGAACAACTTGAAGAAACATCTTCTGTTAATGATTTTTTTCAAATGTATAATGAGTTATTTTATGATATACCTGAAAAAGGTCCTACTAATTCTCATGAATTTTTAATTCAACAAAGTAGTGAATATATCAATTTTGAACCAAATAATGAAGAAATAGAAGCTTTACAAAATGAAATAGCCCAATTAAGAACTGAATTATTAGATACTCAAAGACAATTAGTAGAAGCAGAAACAGGAGTTAGTGTAGACGAATTACCTAATAACACTTCATTAAGTACAACTACTTCAACAACAACTTCAACAACAACTTCAACTAGTGGAGGATCTTCAGGCGGTAGTAGTGGAGGTGGATATTAACATAGAAAATGGCAACAGAAGTTAATTTAATAAATACAGATAGTTTTGACCCACCAGGGTATAAAGACCAAGATAACAATTTAGTTTCTTCTCAAGAAATTAATACTTCCTTTTCTATTGAAAGTTATATAGAATTAAATATATATAATATTAATAATGAGTTATTATTAAATGATTTATCTTTTTCCCAATATCGTATTATAAATGATGGGCAATCTTCCTTAACTAATGAAATATCTAAAATTGAATTAGATCCTGAAAATGTTTTATTAAATTATGGATTTGATCAAGGAGAATATATAACCTATTTTAACTTTTTTAATAAACAAATAGGTTCTAATTTACAAACTCTTTACATATCTGAAATTTCTTCTGATAGAACCGAAATTAGATTAGATAGTAATAATCTTTCTAATCTTGACTTAACTGACCAGACTCTTAAATTTACTCAACAAAGAGAAAACAGTGATTATTTTTTAGATTTTTATGTAAATTTTGGAGATAATCAACTTTATGTAGCTAATAATATTAGATTAGATAATAGTGATCCTAGTAACCCAACAGTATTAATTAAGTTATATAACCCTCTCCCTTTAAATTTTAATTTAAAAGACACTTTGTGGGTAGTATCTTTACTAGAAGAATCTAGAGCTTACCAAGTAATTTTTGAAGACCAAGTAATAGAAGTTGATGATGGTACTATAACAATTAGTGGACCTAATTTTAATTTAGATTTAAAAGATCAAGTAAATAATTCAACAGATTTACTTTCTTATAATGATTTAATTTTTACTAAACAATCAAGTTCTTTAGATCAAATAAATAATTTATTAAATAAAAAAGAAATTGAGATAAATGTTGATTATACCCAATTCTCAGAATTTACCCATTTTAGTTCTGTTCAAACTCGTTTAGAAAACTTTTACTATAAAGTAGGTTTATTAGAAAGTTATTCTTCTTCTTTAGCTATCTTAGATAATACTGTTTCTTCATCTACTATTAATAATGATAAAACAATTTTTGAAAATAGAATTAGTGATGTAATTAAAAATTTTGATGGGTATGATTATTTTTTATACTATGAAAGTAGTTCTTTAGCTTGGCCTAAAACAACATCAACTAAACCTTACCAATTAGCTAAAAGGGATAGTACTGAAGTTTCTAATTGGTTTGGTAGTATAAATGAAAATAGCCCTATATATGGTGGTTTAATACTCTCAGCTTCATTATTTGATAATGAAAATAAAGATAACTTAAAATTTTCAATCCCTGAATATTTAAGAGATGACCCAGATAATTCCCAATATGAGTTATTTGTTGATATGGTTGCTCAACATTATGATAATATTTGGATATATCATAAAGAATTAACCCAAAAATATGATGCAGATAATCGTCTAAATCAAGGTATATCTAAAGATTTAGTTGCTGATGCTATTAAAGATTTTGGTATTAAATTATATCAAAATAATTTTTCAAATGACGATTTATACACAGCATTTTTAGGATTAACACCTGACGGAGGGTTATTCCCATTTCCAAATATAACTGGATCATTACCTACCCCTACAGGATTTGAATATGTTGATACTTTAATATCTGCTTCTAATGATATTATACCGTTAGATGATGTAAATAAATCGTTATATAAACGAATATATCATAATATACCGTATCTATTAAAAGCAAAAGGTACTATACCTGGTTTGCGTGCTCTTATAACCTCTTATGGTATTCCTGATACAATATTAAGGATAAATGAGTATGGGGGCAAAGATAAGATTAATGTAAATGATTGGGATCATTGGCAAAGAGAATTTAATTATGCCTTTA